GTGGCCCAGCGCAACCCGCGCCTGCGTGCCTTGGCCAAGGGTCAGCAGTGCCTGCTGCTGGTCCGCGGCATCTGCACGAATGACACCACCACGGTGGTCTGCTGCCACAGCAATCTGTCCATCCACGGGAAGGGCGAGCGCAGGAAGGCCGACGACCACTACAGCGCCTGGGGCTGTGCCGCGTGCCATTCCTGGCTGGACCAGGGGCCTGCGCCGGCCGCGCGTAAGGAAGCCGCGTTCATGGCCGCGCACCTGCGCCAGGTCCTGGCATGGCGTGCGCTGGCCGGCGCTCCCAACACCGATGCCCGCGACCGCGCCGCTGTGCTGTGGGCGCTGGGCCTGCTCAACGCCACGCCGATTTTGGATTTTTGAAAGAGGACCATCTTGGAAACCAAGGCCGCGAAGATGAACCGCGACGACACGCAAAAACAAGAAGGTGGCCCCGCTTGAGCTGCATGGACTGGATGGCTGGCCAGCTGGAGGGCTGGCACGAGGAGGGGGCGCGGCACAACAACCCGCGTCCTGCGGGCGTCATCCGCCCGGGCAGTGGCACAGACGTGCTGCTGCGGTTTCTACGCCAGGCCCCCGGGCGCTGGTTTTTCCATTCCGAGCTGGTCCTGGCCTTGGGCCGCAGCAAAGGGGAAATCGATTGGGCGCTGCTGTACCTGGTGCGTGGAGGTGTGGTGGAGGGGCGGCTCACTGAGTTGCCGGCGCGGAAGCCGGTGATGCGTTACCGATTCCTGGGGGACTTAGAACGCTCTCATATATAGTAGGCGATTTGCATTGAATGATACGTTAGATTAACGGTAATTTTGCCTATCTCTGGAGATGTTTTGCTATGGCCAAAAATTTAGGCTTAGAGATTGAAGAAGGTGTGAGAAGCGCTAGAGAGCGCATGACACTTGGACGCATTGATGGCATTGAACTTTATGAAACATCTTCTAGGCTATCTGCTTTAAGTAGAAGTTTGAGAAATATTGGGCCCAATGGTGATGCTGAGTTGTTTCGCTATTTCCCGGTGGCGGCCATTGCAGCATTGGAGGGGAATTTTAAAGCAGTGGTTGCAACGATAGTCAATGCTGGGCCAGAGTATACGGAGCGTGGGGTTGCTTTCGCCAAAGATAAGCTTAAGTCTGCCTCGGACATCGTTCCACTCATTCACCGTAAGGCAGTTACGATAGGAGATGTTGTTGCATATGTAATCGCTTTTAGCTCAGTTGCAAACATTGAAAACACTTTTACCGCATTGCTGGATGTGGATTTTAAAGGACTTGTGGCTGAAGCAGTTAATCCTTATGATGTAAGGAATGAGGTTGAGGATCAAAAATTACTAGTGCCTTCTGTAAAAGATCTATTTGCCGGGCTATCTCGTGCATTTAAAGATAGACATATTCTTGCGCATGAAACTGCTTCGGGATTTCAGTTGTCGTTTGAGGACGCGAAGGGTGCTATTGATTCCTGTGCATTAATGGTCCAGGCGCTTGATGCAATTTTATGGGCCACAATATGGAAAGATGAGCCTCTTACGCAATATGAGAGGAATTGCGCGGCTTGGAAAAGTTGCGATGGTGTTAGAGCTTCACTCGTATCGACTCTTTGGAGAGCATTGACGGTGGCTAAGGAGACAGGGGATAGAGCAAGTTTTTGTGAAATGCAGGTAAAGTGGAAGAAGTTCGATAGGGAATGGATGGGGTGGGAGTCGCAGTTCTTATGGGATGGATCTATTAAAGGAATGCTGGTTGCTAGTTCTATGGAGAGTAGGCTGCAGATCAGAAAAAATGCAATAGAAGGCTGGTTGGCTCTAATATCTCCAAAAGCATCATCCGAATCCAAATAGTCGGCTTTTTCTCATAGCGAGTTGGACAAGGGCGTCCCAAGCCTGCCACCGTTTTGAGCATGAATAAGCAACCAGCCCGCAAGACCGCGAAGACCACCAAGGCCAAGGATGGTGCGGCACCGAAGAAACAGCACATCACCACGGAGGACCGGCACAGGGCCTTTGCACGGGAGTATGTGGCTCTGGCCTTCAACGCCACGCAGGCGGCCATCGCTGCAGGCTACAGCGCTGCTACGGCGGCTTCGCAGGGTGCGCGTCTGTTGAGAGATGCAAAGGTGCAGGCGTATGTGAAGGAGTTCAGCCAGGCGGTGGTGGAGCGTGCCGAGGTGAAGGCCGAGGACGTGGTGCGCCGGCTGAACGACATGCTGATGGCCGATCCCCGCGAGCTGGTGGAGGTCTACGTCGCCTGCTGCCGGCACTGCTACGGCGTGGGGCATGAGTACCAGTACACGCTGGCGGAATACAACGCCAAGCACGAGAAGTGGCTCGACGCCAAGAAGGCGCCTGGGGACTTCCCGGAGCTTGGCGGCGTGGGCTACGACGCGAACAAGGCGCCCGTGGATGAATGCCCGGAATGCTTTGGTGCTGGGCAGCCGAGAGCCGTCCTCAAGGACACGCGCAGGATGAGCCGGGGAGCCCTGGCACTGTTCGCGGGTGCCAAGGAAGGCAAGTACGGGCTGGAGATCCAGGTGCACAGCCAGTTGGATGTGGTTGAGAAGTTGATGCGTTACCACGGGCTCTACAAGCGCGACAACGAGCAGCAGGGCGGCGGGAGCGGCGTGGGCCACTTCGAGCTGCACTTCGTGGATGCGCCAGCGCGCGAGAACGATCCCCGTGACGGGGAGGGCGCATGAAGCTGCCGCCACCCAGCACACGGCCCACGGCCCTAGTGCTGTCCCTGGACGCGGCCCTGGCCGGCGAGGACCTGGAGCCGGACTTTGCCGAGGACTACGAGGTAGACCGGGCGCGCGTTCGGGTCGAGTTCCCCGCCAAGCTGCGCGGCCTGTGGCAGCCCAAGCGCTTCAAGGTCATGTACGGCGGGCGCGGTGGGGCCAAGTCCTGGTCTGTGGCCATGGCCCTGCTGGTGATGGGCAGCAACCGGCCGCTTCGCATCCTGTGCGCGCGCGAGATCCAGAAGTCCATGCGCGACTCGGTGCACCGCCTGCTGTCCGACCAGATTGCGGCCCTGGGCCTGGGCGGCTTCTACGAGGTGCTGGACACGGAGATTCGCGGCGCCAACGGCACGCTCATCCTGTTCGCAGGCCTGCAGAGCCATACGGTGGACTCCATCAAGTCCTATGAGGCTATCGACATCGTGTGGGTGGAAGAGGCCCAGAGCGTCAGCGCGCGCAGCTGGGAGGTGCTGGTGCCGACCATCCGCCGGCCCGGCTCGGAAATCTGGCTCACGCTCAATCCGGACCTGGCCACGGACGCCACCTATGCCCGGTTCATCGAGGCGGCCGACAGCGACACCTGGCTGTGCGAAATCAACTGGCGGGACAACCCATGGTTCCCCGAGGTGCTGGAGAAGGAGCGCCGCCGGCACTTCAAGCGCGATCCCGACACCTACTGGAACGTCTGGGAGGGTCGCCCGAAGCGCACGCTGGCCGGCGCAATCTACGCGAAGGAGGTGGAGCGCCTGTACAACGACGACCGCGTGTGCCTGGTGCCCTACAACCCCAAGCTGCCCGTGCATACGGTCTGGGACCTGGGCTGGGCCGACAACATGGCCATCGCCTTCGTGCAGCGCACGGCCATGGATTTCCGCGTCATCAACTTCATGCAGGACAACCAGAAGACGCTGGAATGGTACGTGGAGCAGATGGAAAAGCTGTCCTATCGCTGGGGCACGGACTTCCTGCCGCACGACGGCGCCCACGGCGACTTCAAGACCGGGCAGACGGCCCAGCAGATCCTGGAGGACATGGGCCGCGAGGTGGAGGTGCTGGAGCGCGCGGGCCTGGAGTCGGGCATCCGCCTGGCGCGCGGCATCTTCTCCTCGGCCTACATCGATGCCCAGCGCTGCGCCAAGCTGTTGGACTGCCTGAGCCGGTACAAGCGCCAGATCGACCCGCGCACGGGCGAGCCGGGGCCACCGCTGCACGATGACGCCAGCCACGGCGCAGACGTGTGGCGCTACATCAACATGGCCCTGCCGCTGATGGACAACGACACTGCGGGCGCTGTGCCTCTCAGGCGACGCGCGGGCGGCATGGCACGCTGATCCCGTACCAAGCCTGCCACTTTCGCGGGCATGCCTGCATGTATCGACCTGCGCAAAGCGCACCTTCACCGCCAGCATGGGGACTTGCTGGCCGTCTACACCTGGATCAACGCCGAACGCGCGCTGGTCCTGATCCCGGCCTACCGCCCGAAATCACCCTGGTACGTGGTGATGGAGAGCGCGGCCTATCTCTACGATGACCCCGCCTACCTGGCCCGCGCCTGCGTCAAGGCCTGCGAGGTGCTGGGCATCGAGCCCAACCGGCCGAACTGGGTGCGCGTAGCCACCATCGTCAACGAGGGCCTGCCCGACCTGGTGAGCATGCCCAGCGAGCCCACATGGCAGCGCGCGGGCCAGGAGTTCGGCACGCTGGTGGTCAAGTCCGATGGCAAGGAAATCGCGGCCGAGGCCCTGACCATCCCGGACCTGGGGGCCGAATATGTCCCAGCTTGAGGCCCGCTTCAACCGTCGCGCGGGCGTGGGCGAGCGCATCCTGAACGACATGCCGCTGGAGTTCGACGCTGACGAGGAGGCGTCGCCGCACCCGCTGGACCAGCCCGAGGCCCGCAAGACCCTGCGCAAGCTCCTGAGCTGGTACTACCGCGAGCGCGAGATCCAGGCCGAGAACCGCCTGCAGATGTCCATCGACGCCGACTACTACGACGGCGATCAATGGGACCCCGCCGACGCGGCCGTGCTGGAGGAGCGCGGCCAGGTGCCCCTGGTGTTCAACGAGGTGGCCGTGATGTGCGACTGGCTCATTGGCACGGAGCGCCGCGCGCGCGTGGACTGGAGCGTGCTGCCGCGCGCCGAGGACGACGTGCAGTTGGCCGACGTGAAGACCAAGGTGCTCAAGTACGTCAGCGACGTGAACCGCACCACGTTCAACCGCTCGCGCGCCTTCGAGGACACGGTGAAGGTGGGCGTGGGCTGGGTGGACTCCGGCGTGCGCAACGACCCCACCAAGGAGATCATCTACGACAAGTACGAGGACTGGCGCAATGTGCTCTGGGACTCGATGGCCATGGAGCCGGACCTGAGCGATGCGCGCTACCTGTTCCGCACGCGCTGGGTGGACGAGGACGTGGCTGTCACCATGTACCCGCAGCGCCGCGATGTGCTGGAGCGTGCTGTGCTGCGCGAGGAGGAGTTCAGCGCCCAGCAGTGGGCCGAGGATGAATTCTTTTTCCAGGGCCATACCAGTGAGCGCCATGTCAGTGGCACCAGCGGCAGCTACCTGGCAGGCGGGCGCGGCAACATCGACAGCGAGGCGCGGCGCCGCGTGCGCCTGATCGAATGCCAGTTCCGCATGCCGGCGTCTGTTCAGGTGGTGACCAGCGGCCCCTTCAAGGGCTCGTTCGTGGAGCCCTGGGACCATGCGCTGCGCGCCGTGGTGGGCGCTCATGGCGGCTCCATCGTGGAGCGTGTCGCCATGCGCATGCACGTCGCGGTCTTCACCGAGGGCCATCTGCTGGCCCTGGCCCCAACGCCCATGCGCCACAACAGTTTCAGCCTGACGCCCATCTGGTGCTACCGCCGCGGCCGCGACCGCATGCCCTACGGCGTGGTGCGCCGCGTGCGCGATCTGCAGATGGACCTGAACAAGCGGGCCAGCAAGGCGCTGTTCCTGCTGTCCACGAACCAGATCTTTGCGGAGAAGGGCGCCTTCGATGACATCAACGAGGCGCGCGAGGAGGTCAACCAGCCGGACGGCGTGGTGATCTACAAGGCCGGCAAGAAGTTCGAGGTCCACCGCGACAGCGAGATGGCCGCCGGGCAAGTGCAGATGATGACGCTGGACGGCCAGGCCATCCAGAAGTCCGCGGGCATCAGCGACGAGAACCTGGGCCGGCGCACCAACGCCGTCAGCGGCCGCGCGATCGAGGCCCGCCAGCTGCAGGGCTCGGTCGTGACCACGCAGCCCTTCGACAACCTGCGCTTCGCCGTGCAGATCCATGGCGAGAAGCTGTTGAGCCTGTTGGAGCAGTGGTACACCGAGGAGAAGGTTATTCGCCTGTCGGGCCACAAGGGCCGGCTGGACTGGGTGAAGGTCAACCAGCCCGAGGTCCAGCCAGACGGGAGCGTGCGCTACCTGAACGACATCACGGCCAGCATGGCCGACTTCGTGGTGGCCGAGCAGGACTATTCGGGCACGCTGCGCCAGGTCATGTTCGAAAGCCTGAATCAGCTGGCGGGCCGCCTGCCGCCCGAGGTGGCCATCCGCATCATGACGCTGGCCATGGAGTATTCGGACCTGCCCAACAACGACCTGGTGGCCGACGAACTGCGCAAGCTCACCGGCGAGCGCGACCCCAACAAGCCCCTCACGCCAGAGGAGCAGCAGCAGGTCCAGCAGCAGATGCAGGCCCAGGCCGAGGCCCTGCAGATGCAGCAGGAGAGCGCGCGCCAGGCGCTGGCCGAGCAGCAAGCCAAGGCCCGGGAGATCAACGCCCGCGCAGAGAAGCTGGAAGCCGAGGCCGAGCAGCTGCGCGCCGCCGGCGGCAACCCTGCGCTGGCCCAGCAGATGGAAGGCGTGGCCGCCACCGTGCGCC